GCCTAAGTAGGCCTGCTGTGGCAATCGTTGTTGTCACTGATCCGCTAGATCCAGATGCCAACTCCTATGTGAGTGTGGCGGAGGTTCTAGTGTACCTCACGGATCGCGTCAGTAATGATGCGTTCCGTGTGGCGTGGGAACGTCTCTCCACGGATCAAAGGAATCGATACGTTGTGAATGCCACACGCTCGCTTGATACCATGACAACATGGATCGGCGAGCGTTACTGGTATAAGCAAAACAACGATTGGCCACGCTCTAATGCCTGGTACGATGGTTTTCTCATCGACAGTGATGAGGTACCAGTTCGTATCAAAGAAGCTACCATCGAATTCATCATGTGGCAGATGGAGAACAACGACGTTGTCTCCACTACTGAGAATGCTGAATTCGATAAAATCAAAGTTGGCCCCATTGAAATTGATTTCAATGAGAAAGTCGGCGGAGCTTCTAAGAAATACTTCCCAGACATCATTGCCTATCTGCTAGATGGATATGGCTCTCTGAACAATCCTGATTTGCCAGGTGCAAATCGGTTGAAACAAGTTAAACTACATCGTGCTTAAGACACAAGTCTTAAATGCGGTTAAAGCCGCTAAATCTGCCTTAAGCGATTTAGTAGTAACAGTGTCACATGTGCAGAGAGGTGCTGCGGTCCATGTGCCTGGAACAGCCCCCACATATCCTGAAACATTGACAGATGTCTCTATTGTATTCGTGAAATACGAATCAAAGGAGATTGATGGTCAACGTGTTTTAGCATCTGATTGGAAAGGCTTAGTGTTTCCAGAAGATTCTGTAAACCCTCTGCCAAATGACATAATTCGTGTGCCATCTGGATTGACAGACCTGCTTGCAGGTGACTATCGAATTATAGACAATGATAAGACAATGGCGGGTGACACTGTAGCACTACACACCCTGCAATTGCGTAAGCTATGATTTTTGTCACAACTAATTCGCCTGACTGGCCTACAAAAGACCAGTTAAACGAATTAGCTGAGGCTGAGATTAAAGAGTTCACGGGTGATCTATTCCGTGCGGCTGTTAAATTCTCACCAGTATATACTGGCTCATTCAGAGCTAGCTGGCGAGTGTCATTTAATATCCCACGTGATGACGTGACTAATCGCAGCAATCCAGCAGTCCCAATCCGTGGTGCTAGTTTTCGTTGGCCTAAAGGCTTCAAGCTTGGTGATACAGTCATAGTATCTAATAATCAGCCATATGCTGAATTGTTGGAGAACGGCTGGTCTAATCAAGCGCCATTAGGCATTTTGAGCTTGGCCATTGCCTCTGCGTATCTGAAATGAAGTTTGCTCAAGTTCAGCAAAGCATTGAAGAATACATTCAGGCACAATGGTATGCCACACAAATTGCATTTGACAATGTAGCCTTTAACTCAGAACTGTACGATCAGTATCTGCGTTGTAATGTGTTATTTGGCGAAGGGGCTAAGAGAACGATAACAATCGGTTGTTATCGACAAATCGGCGTTCTTATGCTAACAGTATTCGTCAAGCCTGCCGTTGGAAGAGCTAGGCTACTAGAATTGGCAAATCTTGCTGCGACATTGGTAACAGATGTAAGAGTGGGTGCCACGCTTCCATTGGTAGCACCTGTGGTAAACCTAAAAGTCCCAGATCTAATCCTTGACAACACGGAACGATCTGGTTGGGTGCAAGCTAATGTTAGCAGCCCATTCTACTACGATTGGAGTAATTGACCATGTCTTCCGCTGACCTCACAGTCCTCCGTGCCGTCGAAGAGTACGTCATCGGTTCCACACCGACATCTGTTCGAGCAGTTGGTTACCTGTCATTCACAGGCAACCCTGCCAACTCTGACACAGTCACAATTGATGCGAAAGTCTACACTTTCCAAACGACTCTGACGAACGTGGATGGCAACGTCAAGATCGGTGCCACACTGAAGGACACGATCGCCAATCTGTTCAATGCCATCGGTCTTGCAGGCGGTGTGCCTGGTACAGACTATGCAGCCGCAATGACTGCCCACCCAACTGTCGATGCAGTGGATCGCTCGGCTACAGTTCTGATGGTTCGAGCCAAGGCCGGCGGTACTGCAGGCAATGCTCTGGCCACCACTGAATCTGGTACTGCCACTTCGTGGGGCGGTGCTACACTGAGTGGTGGTGCGGCTGGTACACCTCTTCAACAGATTCGTTATACTGGCGAATCCATCAACTTCAACATCGAGAACACTCAGAGCGAAGAGCTTCGTCCTGACCGTGTCGAGACTGATCTCGTTCAGACCTCTGCCAGTGGTGGAGGCGACATCAACTTCGAACTGTCATACGGCACGTTCAAAGAGTTCCTCGCTTCGGTGTTCTGCAGCCACTGGACTCCGACAGGTACCAACGAAGAACTGCGAAATGGCATCTACCTCCGTCCATGGACAGTGCAGAAGCACTTCCAGGACATGTCTCCACAACAGTACCACAACTACCGTGGCTGTGCATTCGAAGGCATGTCTCTGCAGATGGAGATCGGTGCCATCGTCAAGGGCGCATTCACGATCACCAGTTTCGGCTTAGATCCGACAACAGGTGTAGTGGACACTCAACTGGCCGGTGCAACATTCCCTGCGGTGTCTACAACGACACCAATGAATGCGGTCACCAACATTCAGAACTTCACCATCGATGGCGTGCCATATAGCGGCTGTATCAGCAAGCTGTCTTTGCAATTCAAGAACAATGTGCGAGCGATCCAGTGTATCGGATCCTTGGCTGCACGCGACATGAAGCTGGGCACTCTCGAAGTGACTGGTGAAATGGAGTTCTACTTTACCGATGGTGCGAACTATGAGAAGTTCGTGCAGGGCACAGAATTCAACTTCAGCTTCGATCTGACTGACGATGCTGGCAATACGTACACATTCACGTTGCCACGTTGCAAGTTTGAGACAGGTGAGGTTGTTGCAGGTGGTCGTAATTCCGACGTGATGTTCACATCCCAGTGGCGTGGACTTTATGACGGTACTACCGACCGTGTCGTTCACTTACTGGCCAATCCGGCATAATCATAATGTTTCAAATTGATGCTGACCTCTCTTCGCTGGAATCTGGTGTTTGGGAAGAATATCAGGACTCGAAGTTCCTGATTGCCCACATCTCGAACGTCAAATTCCAGCGAGCCCTAGCCCGCTATCAACAACCACACCGTCGAAAGATTACCGAAGGTACTCTCGATCCAGAAAAGAACAAGGAGATCGTGGCACGTGCGATGTCCGAAGCAGTTCTTCTGGATTGGAAGAATGTGGTTGATGCTTCGAAACAGGAAGTCAAGTACACTCCGCAACTGGCCTACCAAGCCTTAATGCGTGATCCTGAGTTCCGAGACTTCGTTTCTGAATTCGCCATGGCGATGTCCAATTTCAAATCGGCTGAGGTCGATGAGATGGGAAAGCCTTAAAGGATTGGGTAGCTTGGAACCATGAATGGGGTGCACAACTAGAAAAGCTCAAACTAATTGAGTCTAGTACAGGTGTCACCCCTTCAGCGTTACTTGACCAGCCAAAGGTAGACGAAGTTTGTCAGGAAGTAGTAGCGGCGTATAACTGCCTTGCATCTAGACGAACCTTTGGATTTGGACCCAATCCAATTCAACTCTCAGAGATACAGTCCTATTTAGAACTGTTTGGGCCGCCCGCCATTGGCTTAGAAGTTTTCATAGAACTTTTAGGTGTGATGGATATCCACTACTTAGAGTTGGAAAACAATGGCAACAAATCTGCAAGTAAACGCCCAAACGTCCCAAGCCGTAGGCGCGTTTAACCAACTCGCTTCAGCCATTGCAGGGGCTCGTGGCCAGTTCCAACAACTGGCCACTGCTATCAACAATAGTAACGCAGCATCCGAACGTCTCGGATCCAGAATGCTGCGTAATGTTGATTCGGCTTTCAACATTCTCTCAAAATCTATCAGTACTGTACTCTCAGGCTTAAGTCTGATGGGTGCAGGGATAGAATTTGTCTTCTCATCTATTCTCAAGGAAATCGATAAGTTACAAGGCTTCAATGCTATTATGTCAGTGACCACGAAGTCAGCTGGCGAAGCCTCAACAGCTTATGATTTCTTAAGAAAGACTGCGGATCGCTTAGGTGTTCAGTTTGATTCTTTAACTGGCAACTATGCTAAATTAGTTGCATCATTACCTGAAGGTAATGATCGATTAAAGACTGCTGAAAAGGTATTCATGGGTGTAGCTATGGCTGCACGTACGTTGCACTCCAGCAATCAGGATGTGCAACTGATGTTCTATGCAGTTACACAGATTGCATCCAAGGGCGTTGTGTCGATGGAAGAACTCCGTCGACAATTAGGCGAAAAACTTCCTGGCGCACTGAATATTGCGGCTCGAGCTTTTAACACTACGCCAGAACTGTTAGAAGCGGCAATACGTAAGGGTACGGTTAATTCGGCTAAATTCTTAGCTGGATTTGGTGATGAGTTAATTCGTACATTCGGAGACTCTTCTCAAAAGGCCTCTGAAAGTGTATCTGCTGCAGTCAACAGATTAACTAATGTCTGGGTCGACTTCGTCAAGCAAGTACTTGACTCGGGCGCAGGTCAATCTATAGTAAATGTATTTGATGCACTTCGTGAGAAACTCAGTGATCCATATCTAATATCTCGATTTGCGGAATTAGTCAAGTCTTTAGCAGACCGATTTACAGAATTCATTAGTAAATTATCTGCCGATGATATTCGTACTGGATTTGATACATTCAGTAGATTTATTGACATTGCAGTCAATACATTCGGAAAGTTGATAGAGCTCATGACATGGGCTATCAACAACGCACCTAAAGTTGGCGCTGTATTAGGCGCAGCCTTTGGAGCTGCGGCTGGAGCGGTTGCAGGCCCAGTAGGTATGGCTATAGGTGCCGCAGCAGGTGGCGCAGCTGGAGTTTATGCGGGTAGGCAGGTAGCCCCATCTAAAGAAGACTTGCTTCGTACACAGACTCAAGGTCAGTTAGCACAGTTTCAGCAGGAGCAGAAGGCTAAAGAACGTGAATTGCTGAAGTTCAATGAGTTGATACCATTACTTCAACAATTCAAAGGCTTAAACAGTTTGAATGGTTTGGATAATCTGTTTAAAGCAGAAAATCTTAACACAAAGACTTTAGCGGATTTGAATTCCATACTTAAGAGTAAAGAATTCAAGACTGATGCATCCAAGGCAGATGCTGTAAAGCAATACGCTAAGACAGGCGTATTGCTCGGTCCTCGGGATAAGACTCTGAATGATATTCTGCAAGGGTCAAATAAAAAGGGTCCTAAAGATCCTTTAATGGGTACACTGGCTCAAGCCGGTGGATTTGATCGAAACTTCTTTACAGAGTGGGATAATCTCAATAAACTCTATAAAGCTGGTAGATTGAATCTAGATGAATTAACAAATGCTCAGGCCAATCTTCTCAATAAGCAACCAGCCATTGAGAAGTATCATCGTGACCAGAAGGCTTTGATAGAAGCTGAGAATAAGGCTACTGAGCAGGCTATTGATCTTGCAATACGTGAGATCAAGGTTAAAGAAGGGATTCAAGCCAGTCTCGATACAAATGAGAGACTTGCAGGACTCACTGCTGATGAATTGCGCGTGCAGACTGAGTACGAGTCTGTACTGAATCAGTACGCATCCAATGGTATTACTATCTCCAAGGAAAAGAGCGATCTAATCTTGGAGCAAATCCAACGTACTGAGCGGTTACGTGATATAACCGCTGTGGAAAATCAGATCATTGCTAATACTGTCGACAAGTATAAACAGCAAGTACTGTTGGCTGAGGCGATCCGTAAGTTGCGTGCGGATCCATCACAAGGTGTCACTGATATCCAAATCACTGATTACGTAGTTAGCAATGACCCAAATATGGCTGGTAGCCAGCAGTATTTGGATGCGCAGAAACGAGCTATGGAGGATTACTTTGCGTATGTGAATATGCTTAGAAATCTGGACGTAATCAATGATCAAACTGCTCAGCAGGCCAAACTGAATGCACAACTTCAATATGATCAATTACGTCTGCGTGGTCAATCAGAATTCTATGGCAATTTGGCTTCATTACAGCGATCTAGTAATAGTAAACTAGCTGCAATTGGTAAGGCTGCAGCCGTTGCACAGGCCACAATTGACGCCTATCTGGCTATCAACAAGGCTCTAGCCACAATCCCACCACCTCTTAGCTATGCAGTGGCAGGTGCCATAGGCTTAGCTGCATTTGCAAATGTGCAAAGTATTTTATCTACTAAGGGTTATATGACTGGTGGATATACAGGTGATGGCGCAGCTACACAAATTGCTGGCGTAACTCACGGCCAAGAATTCGTGGTGAACCGCTCTGCTACAGCCAAGAATCGTCAGACACTTGAGGCGATGAATCGTGGTCAAACCATAGGCACATCTGGAGGTGTGACGGTTGAAATACAAAATTATGGCACGTCCAAGAATTTTGTAGTTGACCAAATGTCTC